ACTATATAGCCGAAGATTTATTTAACGCAGGCTATCGCAATGTCCACGACTTTGCAAAGTGGCACGCAGAAGAACAACTGAAACTTTCAGAGAATGTTAGCAAAGAAACAGCAAGAGAGATTTTGCAGGAAGTAAGCACAATTATTAAAGCGATTGGAAAGGACTATGATTTGTCTGGCAATCAAACTTTGTCAATGATGTGCGCAAATATATACAATAAAGTTTTTGATAAACTTGCTGAAAACTCGGTATCGAGGTGAGTGATGGTTGATGAAGAAAAGCAAGTAAATGAAATAACAAAAATGCTCATGGATGTTCCTGGTGCAGTGACGTATCAAGCCAATGCGTACAAAATATATGCGGACAATTCATATGAACACAAATTTGCCGTATCATCAAATAACGGTGAACTTACTATAGATTATAACAAACTTGCAAATGCAGTACATAAATATAGTTATAGTAAAACCAAAGAAACAATAAGAGAACTTTTAGAAAAAATTGCTTATGAATCTGAATATGCCTATTGCAACAGAAGTACTAAATGGTTTGAAAGAATTTGCAAAGAATACAACATAGATATAAACCTATTTTATTAGAGGTGGAGTGATGAAAGAAGTTAAAAGAGAAGTTAAGACCTATATAGTTTATGCTGATTGTGAGTGTGGAGGCACTTTTAAACCAACAAATACGTGTTTGATGTCATACCCTCCACAATACCCTCATAAATGCAATAAATGTGGTAAAGAAGAATTTTTTAATTGCACTTATCCAAGAGTAACAAATGAAGAGGTGGAGTGATGACATTACAAGAACAACTTGAGCAACTTAAAAAAGAGTTTGCAGACAAAATTGCCGAACTTGAAAAACAAGCAAAGGCAGAAGAAAAGCAAAGCAAGGTGTGGAAGCCGAAAAAAGGAGGCAGTTATTGGGTGCTTTGTGCTGTGAATTTTGCCCAATATACTTGGGATGACGATGTTACTGATGTTTCACTTTCTATGCGTGGCAATGTATTTAAGACCGAAGAAGAAGCCGATTGGGCAGACCAACACAGAATAGTCGAAACCGAACTCAAAAACTTCGTTGCAGAAAATGACCCAAGACCGATTACAGAGGAAGATTTGGAAAATGAAACAATAGCAAAACATTATATTGTGTATAATAATGTAGCAGGTGCGATTCGTATTTACACCGTTAGTTCTTATTTAATTGCAAATCAAGTTTACGCAAGCAATGAAAAAGTCCTCGAAAAAGCAATCAAACACATTGGCGAGGACAGGCTTAAAAAATATTATTTTGGGGTTAAAGAATGACAGAAAAACAATTCCAGCAGATGAAAGAGAAAGTTGACGAGCATGAGGAGTGTTTTAAAGAAGCAATCAAGATAGTCAAGGCCCAGCACAGTATAAACGAAGAACAACAAAGCACGAATAAATTTTATGGAACGATGCTAATAATGCAGTTTATCGCCATAATATTATTAACAATTATTAAATAATAGAGGGTAATGTATAATTATGAATAAAAATACTAATTATAAGCAGATAGAAACATCATTGCAAAAAAAGATAAATGAAGTATTTGCGTGGTATGGAAAGAGCAGGAAATTACGCGATGGCAAATGTGACAAGGCATTTTGTGAGATATGCGAATTTGATAACGGTCGTCAATGCCTATATGACATTTTAAAGGCAGCCGAGGGTGGAAACGTGCGATACAAATATCCGTGTGGCAAGGCGTATGCCGAGTGGGTTTCTCGACAGAAACGCAATAATAATATTAAAAATAATAATAAATAATAGTATATTATGGGTAAATATATAAGTGATAAAGAAAGACAAAGGAAAAAGTACGATGGAATGCCAACTTTGTACGCATACTGTGACGCATGTTTGCATCGAAATAATAAAGAAAAATGTAATGCAGTGCGAGAAAAAAATAATGATTATTGCAATAAGATAATCAGAACTTTTGAGAGGGAGCAGCAGAAAATATCTGACGAAACAGCGCCGGAATATTATGTCACAGTTCGGCAACGAGGCGTGGAAAAATTTGTTTCATTTGACTTTATAGGGAAATATATATCGCTCAAAACTGTTTATCAAGATTGTTCAAAATTATTTAAAGAGGACGCAGAGATTATTGCCGATATTTTGCAACAAGAAATAGATGCCGGCAATGCTTGTTACACTGACGTTGAAATAAGGGAAGTTTTGATGGATATAACTGGCAACAAGCGAGCAAAAAGATATGATCTAGATAAGAAAGATATACAAGCGAAAATAAAATACCCCAAATATATGAATAAAGCGATTGTGGCAACAAAGCGAGTTGAAGTGCCTGATGACTATTCTTTAATGATAAAAGACACTCAAGCCCTCGCAAGCAAAGAGAAAAACCGAGTTAGTGCGTTAGACCAAAGCCAGTTGGAATTGCTTGGCGGAGGTTTTTGTCAGACCGTTCCAGCTGATTCGCCTGTGGACATTCTCAAACTGCTTATTAAGCCATATAATAGCTTTGAGCGAATGCCATTAGATTACGTATATAAAAACACTATCGCCTATTTGGATAGCCTCACAACCCCTGTTATAGATAGTAGTAATAATATAATAGGGTATAAATGGTTAAAGATACCTACTATGCAGGAATACGCCCTGTATCTCGGCATCACATATAATGGCTTGCGAAAGTTTATTAAAAGGCAAGAGGAAGAAATGGAACAAAGCGCATCATCCCTTGATGACATCTCTATCCTTCATAATCTATATAATGGTATTAACTCTAATGATTATTTAAATGGCAATGGGTGTGTAAATTATAACCCATATAATACTGAAACCGATGCCAAAGACCAGCCCCTTGACCCTGGCGATGCCCCTCGTAATATCTATAACTCTATCTATAATAATAATGGTTTATATAATATATATAATAGTTATGATAGTAATAGTGTTAATGATAATAAGAAACTTGATATTATGAAAGAAAACTGGGAGATTAGGAATCGGGAAAAGACGGTGTACTCTTTGGTGAAAAGGGTGGAGGAATACGTCAGAAATTTCAAGATAAAGAGCCTTTATACGCTCAAAAACCCTGCTGGAGCAATATTTGACCTGAAAGCGCAAGACGGCTGGGTGGAACAGAGCCGAGTTGTGGTAGATGCCGGACAAAGTTTGCTTGGCAGAAAGATGAGCGAAGAGGAATTGGATGCTATGAGCCGAGCTGGCAGTGGAGAAAGTTTGGTGGACGAGTTCGAGGTGCGAGACGAATAACCGCAGTTGGTGCACCCCGGTTAATATTAAAGAGTATTAGTAATATTCTTAGTCAATATTCATATTATTACTATTATCATTGAAGTAATACTATAGAAATAATAATAGTAATAACTTACGCTAAGTAATAACTACTGGGAAATTAAGAAGGCGCGCGCACACGCGTATAATATATATAATAAGTGGGGTGGCGAATGAAGCGGAAAGCGAGAGACCTTTCGCAGATAAAGGCGAGGAGAAAGTTTAGACAAAGTTTAACTGCGGTTGGAGAAAGTTTTGCGAGGGCAGGACAAAGTTTGAGGAGGCTTAGACAAAGTTTTGAGTGTCTTAGAAAAAGTTTGGACAAAGATTGGAAAAAGTCTGGGCAAAGTTCTGAGGGCGACCGCAGTTGCTGTTATATGGATAAATAAGAGATATAATATATTAATTTTAATAGTTCAATATAAATAAATATACATAATATAAAGCAAGGGCGACAAACAGCCCACGTAAGCCGTTAAAAATGTTTTTGAGCAAAGACAAGGGCGAACGGAAAAGCCTGGTTAAACGCAAATAAACGGCTTTAATAATGTATATAAAAATAGATATTATATAAACTTGAATATAGTTATATTAAATAATAATACGAACGGCAACCCAGGAGCGAACGCCACGGCAGACAGGAACGGCGACGCAACTGCGGTTGACACGTTGACGGCAAAAAGAAAGCCCATGCGATTGCATAGGCTTTTATTTATATTATTTGTTTAGTTTCATCAGATCGCCGCACAGCCAGACAATGGCAAGCACGGCAAAGATTAAAATTTTTAACATCTGGCGACCTCCTATATTATGCCATTTTCTTTAAACTCTGTTAAAAGCCCGTAACGTTTGCCAAGTTTGCGCCAGTGTTCCGCCCATGTTGCCACGTCTAGCCAGTCGTTGCAGTAGTTTTCAAAATTGTGTTGCCATTCTTGCGCCTGTTGTTTTATTTCTTCTTTTTTGAAAAGATAGGGGCAAAACTTTTTTTGTGTTACATGATAAACTGTAAATGGTTCGTTGTCTTGTTTTTCGCAAATGTATTTTGCTTTGGCTATTTGTTTTTTGTAGTCTTTTTCGTTTTTTGCGTAAAATTCCGCGGTAACTTCTTTATTTGTTTTTAATCCTTTAAATATAACAATACATTTATTTTTTTTCATTGTTGCGCCTCCATAAGTTTTATAAATTCTTTTTTGCTACGTGGTGAAAAATCATCTGCAAATTGTTTTAAAAATTCCCTAACATGGCGAAGAGTTGTTTGTGTTAAATCGTCCGCGCTTTTTGTTATAAACGTTATTTTTTTGAATTTTTTTCAACGCTTAATATTTCGGTGTTATAGCTTTGTAAAATATATTTGCTTTTTGTTTCTTTTACGTGAGCTTTGCCGTAAAAACTTTTACGATAATCAAAGCGGTTTGTCAGTTCGTAAACGTTCATCTTTTCGCCCTCCGTTATGCTTTCAATTCTATAATCTCAAATGTTTGGTATAAAATTCTAAACGCTTTTTTTTGCGTGTCTGTCAAATTGTGCTTTGTTCGCTTGCCGTTCTGCCAGAGCATTTCAACCGGCTTTTTGATTTCTTTTTTGTTCTCCATTTCCTAAACCCTCCAAAAAGTTTATAAAAAGTATTGACTTTTGCCGCGTTCTGGGTATAATGGGGAATAGGTGCGGCGGGTCTATTCCCAAGTATCTAAAAGCGCTGTTGTTCGGTTTCTACTCGGTCAAAGTTTTTAACCGTTCAACGGCTTTTTTATTTTGTCAAGTATTGCAGCAAATCTACAATCTGACTATCTGACCAACCCAAAGATTTAGATAATCAATCAAGCGGTCAATGTGCTTGTCTTGCATCTCGAACATACAACACCCCCTTGCCACAAGCAACCCGTCGTTTGCTTGTGGTCTTTTTTTATATTATAATTATATCAAAAAATAGGTATATTGTCAATCTTTTTATCAAAAAATAGGTAAAAATTATTGACTTTTTTTTATTATTTTTGTATCATAAAGAAAACACAAGAGGAGGGCGAACAAATGGCAAGCAAGGCAATAAAACAAATAATGAAGAAGCACGGGGCGAACGTTCAGGACATGGCAAACCTTTTCGGGCTTGCATACCAGACGATGGCGAACAAGTTGGCGCGGGATACCTGGAAAAATGAAGACTTGATAAAAATTGCTCAATACTTTGGTTATAGTATTGCATTTATTAAAGATAACGAGCAAATTATAATCGACTAACTATTTATTATTTAAAATGTATATTTATACATACTTTTTATACCGTGGTTATATATTTTATAACTGCGGTTATTTTTTTACCCTCTGCACTACATAACAACCACCAACACGCCCAACACAGCCAACCCCTACCCCCTATATACCAAACGCACCCCACCCCATAAAAAGACCCCCACATCTATTCCAAAAAATAAAAGGGGAAAAGTGGCAGTAGAGTAAGACATTTTGGAAGAAATGTGATATATAGGGGATATGGAAGAGGTGAGATGTCCGGTGTGTAAGCGGTTGTTGATGAAAGCGAGTGTGCGAGTAGTGGTGAAGCGCGAGGGCGGAGAGATAGAGATAAAGTGTAAATGTGGACGGACGCACCGTCTCCACCTAATTGACAAGTCAACTTAATTCTTCAAAAGGGAAGAGGGTGGTTGAAAAAAATATGGCGCGATCGCCCTGACGGGCGAGATAGATACAACCAACTGCGGTTGGCGAAAATTGAATACAAGGCGAAATTTTGAGAGTGCGGAGACACCCCAGCCGAGGTCGGTTGGCGAAAGGACGTTGGGTTAGAGTGCATAGACACCGTTTAGAGAGGCGGACTATGCACTTTTTTTATTTGGGAAAAAGGGAAGTGCAGGGTGGCGAGTGAGAAATTGGCGCGAAATGAGCAAGAGATATTAGACAGATGTGTTGAGAGTCTGAAAGCGAAGAAGAGTTTGCAGGCGGCGAAGGCACTGTTTGAGGCATTGAAAGCATTTAGGGCGCGCGATAGGCAATACATAGATGGCATAAACAAACATTTTCTCCAGAGTTTCTTACGGGCGGCATATCAAAATAGGAGTTTGAGTGTCGCCGTGAGAAATACATTGTATGGCGAATATTGCAGGTCGCTGTTGTTATCTGCGAGGGACGATTTTGAAAGTTTTATGCTTTACACGGAGAGTGGGAGACCGTTTGAGGAGCAGTTTTGGACGCATAGGCAAAAGGCGTTGCGAGACATTGTAAATGGTTTTCAGGAGATGGCGAATGGTGAATTGGATTTGCTGTTTGTAGAACTTCCTCCTCGTGTAGGAAAAACGACTATTGCATTGTGGTTTACGACGTGGATGGGTGCGCGACATCCAGAGGTCAGCAACTTGCTTGTTGGACACAGTTCTGCGTTGGTCAAGTCGTTTTATGAAGAAAGTGAAACCTTTATAAAGGACAAAAAATATAAATTTTTCGATGTTTTCCCGGAGTTAAATGGGACGATGAGGACGCAGGCGAAAGATTTGAATATAAATCTTGGGCGCGAAAAGCGTTATAAGACGTTGCAGTTCAAGTCAATCGACAGTGCGATGTCGGGTGTTGTAGAGGCATCGGGCGTTTTGGTTGTTGATGACATTATCACGGGTATTGAAGAGGCATTGTCGCCTGACCGACTTGATAGCAAGTGGATGAAGCTGAATACGGACGTAATGCAAAGACGAGCCAATTCAAAAGTGCCGATGGCGATGATAGGAACGCCGTGGGCGAAGGGTGACCCAGCCGAAAGACTGTATAGCCTTTATAAAGACGATGAAAAATATCGGATTAGGCGAATTGCCGTGCCTGCGACAGACGAAGAAGGACATAGCAATTTCAATTATAACGAGGAATTGGGTATTGGTTTCACAGACGAGTTTTATAGGAAACAGCAGGAGACGATGGACGAAATTTCGTATAAGGCTTTGTATCTTTTGCAGAGGCTTGACCGCGAGGGCTTGCTGTTCGACATAGACAAGTTTGAAAGATTTGATAAAGGCAAGTTAAATGAAGAGCCAAAGGCGATACACACGTTTTGCGATGTGGCATGGGGTGGTGGAGACTACCTTGCGATGCCGTTTATTTATGAGTATGACGACGGCTTGTATTTGGCTGATGCCGTTTTTAGCAATAAAGATAAGACTATCACTAAACCGATAGTGGCAGGGCGAATACAGATGCATAAGTGCTATGAGGCTGAATTTGAGGCGAATAACGGTGGCGACGAGTATGCCGATGACATTGGAAAGACATTGGCGAAAGACGGATTTGCCTGCCGAGTATATTCGACAAAAAGCGAAAATGGGGCGAATGCAAAAGTGCAGAGAATAATAAAGTTTTCGCCTGAAATACAAAAATTAAAGATATTGCATTCGGAGCAAAGGTCGCAAGAATACAGGGAATTTTTGAATAATGTTGTGACTTTTAACCAGAATGGCAAAAACAAGCACGATGACGCGCCGGATAGTTTATCTTGCGTGTTCAGACGAATAATGAGGCCTAAAAAGGCTAGAGTAACGATAGCAAGGAGAAGATTTTAATGGATTTCACAGAATTGCATGGCAGAAGAAAACTGTATACTTCATTGCCAGCTGATAGCGTTGACAATATCAAGCGAATATTGGTTGCGGCGTTGCCTGAACACAATAAAAACGTGGAAGAAATCGAGTATCTTCTCGACTATACAAAGGGTAAACAGGAAATTCTTGAAAGAGAAAAAACAGTTAGGGTTGATATAAACAATCGAATCGTAATCAACAATGCGTATTCAATAGCGAGGACTTTTTCAGGGTATTTCTTGGGCGAGCCGATACAGTATGTTGCGAGCAAAAATGACGAGGCAGTGCAAACTGCGGTGCAGGAACTAAATGGGTATTTCGACAGCGAATACAAACATTATGTAGACAAAGAGATTTACAACTATGTTGCGATTTGTGGATTGGGATATAAAGGCACTTTTACCAACCGATATTACACAAAAAGTGGCGAAGTTGAAATTGAAAATGACGAAATTCCATTTGTTCAGGTATGTCTTGACCCACGCAACACATTTGAGGTGCTTTCAACGCAGTTAGGCAATCGCACGGCGTTGACATGCACTTATTATAACGAAAGCCGAATCATAAACGGAGAAAACAAAAAACACACGGTTTTCTTGGTTTATACGGATAAATTTCAATACACTTTTGAGACCGAAAAGCAAACAGGTGGCGAAGTTGTCTTTGCTGATTTGTTGGTTGTGCCGTATGTAGATAAAGACGGGGTTGTTTTTGAGCAAATACCGACAATTTATGGCATAAATCCAATTCAAGCGTACTATTCTGACAACTTTTTAATGGGTAAATTTGAACATGCGATTGGGCTGATGGAAGCAATTAACCAGCTCGAAAGCAACTGTTTGGATGACATTGAGCAAGTAGTTCAGTCAATCCTTTGTTTCTTTGGTATAGACGAAGAACAACACGATGACGTTCAAAAGGCGAGGACAGGCGATGTCATTTGTTTCACGGGCGAGCAAGGTATCAACCAAGATGCAAAGTTTGTTTCTGCGACAATCGACAGCACAAGTTCAACGGCTTTGCGAGAAAGTCTCAAAGAGGAATTGAAAGAAAAAGTAGGCATTCCTGATCGCAAGACACGAGGCGGTGGCGGTGGCGATACAATGGGGGCAGTCAAATTGAGGGACGGCTGGGCAGACATTGAGGTCATCGCAAGGAATGACGAAACTTTTTGGACTAAAGCAGAAAAACAGGGCTTGAAAGTTGTTTTGAACATTCTTAACAGCAATGGTTTGTTGAAAAACCTTAAAGCAAGCGATGTTACTGTTAAATTCAGTCGTAACAAGAATGACGATATGCTCACAAAAGCAGAAGTCGCAAAAATCTTGTTTGATATAGGCGTTCCACTTGCCGAGATAATCAAATTCACGGGCATTTCGACAGACATTACAGAGTTCTCGAAAGCGTGGGCAGAAAATTTGACATCTAAAAAGGTGGAAGAAAAAACAATTTAACATTCGGGGACACGGAGACGGCTTTACGGAGAAGTGTAAACGGAAAAAAGGAGTGAAAAATGAATCTTAAAGACCTTTTGGGCGACAAGTATCACGATGAAATGACAGTTGAAGACATTTCAAAGGCGTTGGCAGACATGCAATTTGTGTCACAAAGCACTTTTGATAAAAAAATCAACGAAATTTCACAGGCAAATCGAAAAGAAGCAGTGGAAACACTTAAAAAAGACTCTGCTTTTATCGAAAGTATGAAAAAACAGTTTTTAAAAGACATTGAAGAAGAGGCAAAACTTAACGCAGAGGAAAAGGCGAAAAAAATTCTTGCAGAGGCAGAGGCAATAGCCCGCGAAACACATAAGAAAGAAAATATTATGAACGCGAAGGCGAAATTTATCGAGGCGCAACTGGGCGAGGATGAATATTCGACAATCTTGCCGTTTTTAGTGTCAGAAGATGCTGAGGTATCAGCGCAAAATGTTGATAACTTCATTGCAAGCTATAAAAAGGGTCTTGATGCACGACTTCAAAGGGAAAAAGATGCAATTTTGCAACTCCAAAGAGACCCATTGCAAGGACAAGAAGGCAATGGTGGCAAATTAAGTGCGGCGGCGCAAGCAGCACAACAAGCGAGTGGCGTTGCCAATAAAGGCGGCGTAACATTCTTTGACAAATAATTTTAAGGAGAAACAAAAATGGCTTTTTTGAAAAAAGAAACAGTCTATGCCGAAAACAGAAACTGGGTTTTCAGCGAAAAAGACAGAATCCAAAAAACAGAAACTTTGCCTGTTGCTTTGGCTGTGCTTGAAAATGGCAGAAACGTAATTAAAAGTGGTACTCCATTCCCAGCAAATGACAGCACTGCAATCGGTTTGATTTACGACACTTATGATGTGACAAACGCAGATATTGGTGACACAATCATCGGTTCTGTTCTCGAAGCAGGCGATTATTACGAAGACATGTTGCCAGTTTCACTTGCACCTGAAGCAAAATCTGCTTTGGCGGCAAGAGGTATGTTTGCACATACATATCCTGGCACAACAAGAGAATAATAGGGAGGAATAAAAAGAATGAGTATTCTTAATGGTTTGATTTCAAACAAAGACGTTATCGACTTTTCATCAAACTTTAACGTTGTAGAAAACGATAACATTTTCGACCAACTTTTCCCAAAACAAAAAACACAAAATTTTGAGGCAGTTTGGGCAGATGCGGCAAACAATGGTCGTTACGTAATGGCTAACGTTCACGCATACAATACAGAAGCAAAAGAAGGTTTCCGTCCAGAGTTCAGCGTTCTTTCAACTGAAAAATTCCTCATCAAAGAAAAATTGCTTTTGGATGAAAAATTGGCTGAAAAAATGGAACTTTACAAAGATTTGACTGTTCTCCGCAACCAAGTTTTCAACGACATGGCAAGAACTTCAAACGACGTAAAAGTTAGAACAAGAGTTATGGATGCTGAATTGCTTTCAACAGGCAAAATTACTATTGACGAAAACGGCGTTAAAGCAGAAGTAGACTATGGCATTTCAGCAGAACAAAAACCTGTATCAAACTGGGCTGCGACAGATGCAGATGTTGTTGGTGATCTCGAAGAATGGCAAGCAATTTTGCGTAAAAACGGCTATACAGGCACAAGAGCTGTTACATCATCTAAAAATATCAACCTTTTGAGAAAAGGTTTGCAAACAGCAATCAAAGGCACAACAGGTGGCTTGCTTTCAAAAGCAGAAATGAATGATTGGCTTGAATCTGAATTTGGTTTCAGATTTGCACCATACGATGAAGAATACTTCTATTTTGATAATGCAACAAAGAAAGTTGTATCAAAACGCTACATTGCAGAAGACAAATTCATTCTTATTGGTGGCAACAGAAACCAAGCAATCGGTGCAGGTGTGTATGGTGTAACACCAGAAGAAAGAAAAGCAAAACTCGATGTAAGGGCAAGTCAAAACACTTACATTATGAATACAATCTGGGAAGAAAACGACCCAGTTGGCACTTGGACAAAAGCAACAGCAGTTTACGCTCCAATTCTTCAAACAACTGGCAATATCCTCATTGCGACAGTTTAAGGGGGCTTAAATGGACAAAAAAACAGTTCCTTTTAGGGGTAAGCTGAAATTTCCTACAAAAGTCAACGGCAAATGGTATGGTGTCGGCGAAAAAGTGGATGAAATGATAAGCGAGGCTGAATATCAAAAATTCAAACATACACTTGAAGAAATTGTTGTTGTCAAAGCGCCAAAAAATAACAATACAGGTGTGCAAAAACCACCATTGGGGGTAAAAAATGGCAACACCAAAAAAACTAATTGACAGGCTTAAATTTGCGTTGGACGGCGAGTGTGACGTTGACCAAAAACTGATTACTTACTATCTCGAAAGGGCTATTGAGGCAATCAATAGACGAAGAGGATATAAACCAACGGCGACACAGCCTGTCATTGAAGAAAAATATGAATGGCTTGCAGTCGACATGGCGATTGCAGCTTACAACAAAAGAGGAGCAGAGGGGCAAACGGCTCACAGCGAAGGCGATGTGTCAAGAACATACGGCAACGATGGGCTGTTCCCAACGGCTCTTTTGCAAAGTGTTGTTCCACTTGTAGGATTTACAAAACGATGAGAACTTTGAAACGTAACAAAACGACCACTCTTTTTTATTCAAATAGGGTTAGTGAGTCAGAAACAGAATGGGGAAGCGTTGTCACCACTTATGGCAACATTTGTGAAATGGACGTTTTTATGCTCCCCATTACTAACCCTTATGAGGCACAGGCTTACGGTGTTGAGGCATTGACAAGTGCAAAGGTTTTTCTTGATAAATGCGAGTGTTGCGAGTTTAACAGACTTACAAATATTTGGATTCATCAAATACCTTCGGACGGAAATGCTTTAAGTGAATATAAGGTTGTAGAGATACTTCCACACTTAAACGGCGTGACAATGATTATAGACAAGAGGGCTGGCAGACAATGAAAATGGATGCTAAAAAAGGCGTTGAAAAACTACAACGCTTTATTGCCAATATAGATAAGGCAATAGACGAGGGCTTGGCTGACACGGCAAACTTTGCACGACAGGAAATGAAAGATAATCTCAATGAGTATGATTTTTCAGTAAAGCCACAGGCGTTGTTGTCAAGTATCAACAGTCAAAAGATAGCAGACAAGCATTATCAAATAAGTGCAGACGGTGGATATGCCGTTTACACGGAGTTTGGCACAGGTGTTGTTGGTCAAAAAAACCCACACCCGGAAGCAGGTCAAAGAGACGTAATATACGACCGAAAAGGACACGGTGAAGAGGGTTGGTGGTTTAAAACAGGAAAAGGCACTTGGCGACACACAACAGGTCAAACCAGCCGACCTTTTGTTTATAAAACAACAATCGAATTGAGAAAACAGTTGCCTTTAAGAGTAAAAAGACGAATAAGGCATTATTTAAAGGATTTAAACAGACAATGATATTGGTGTTTCCACAAATTTACAAGGAATTAAAAAACGAAATTTTGGCTTTTGCTAAAAGCGAAAAAGGCAAGACAATAATTGGCGATAGACAAGTCAAGGTGACAAACGTTTTTCAGCCAACAGTTGCAGATTTTCCATACATAACGATTGAAGAAAAAAGCAATGTTTTCGGACAGGGTGAACTTGGAAACAAGGAAAAATACTCGCTTTTAATGTATGAAGTCAATATCTACGACAACAGCCATTTAAAGGTTGAAACTTGCTATTCGTTTGCACCAATCATAAATGCCTATATGACAAAAAATATCGGCTTTAAAAGGGTAATGTGTGAGCCTATTTCAAACATTGCCGATGCCGATGTGTTTAGAATTGTGGCGCGTTTTCAAGGTTATATCGACAACGATACGGGAACAATATATAACGAAATTTAATTAAGGAGACAACATATATGGCGTGCGAGACAAGAGCGACCGCAACTATCGGTACTGAATTGCAGCTTAATGTGGGCAACGAGTCAACACCAAGTTGGCAAAAATTTTACGCTATCAAAAGTTATTCAGGCTTTAACAATGAACCTGAAACTATTGACGTAACAACAATGGATGCCGATAAATATACGCAAAAAATCAGGGGTCTGATTGATTTGGGCAACTTGACATTTGACGTGAACTCATCAGCAGAATTGGTGCAACTTGCCAACAGTGTTAAAGGCGATATGCTTGATTGGCGCGTTATTCGCAAACAAACAGGCGAATATCATCGCATTAAAGGCGAACTCGTGTATAACTGGGCTGACGGTTCTGTAAATGATGGCAATTTTGGTACTTTGACAATCATTCCTTGCTACATGAGCGACGTAATGCTTGAACCACTTAAAGTTTTTACTGAAAGTGCACCAACGGCAGTATCTGTTGGCGTTTCTGAACAAAAAACTCAAAATTGGGCAATGACTGAAAAGGATGCAAATATCGCTGTTAGTGTGGCAGATCCAAACAAGGCATACGTTGCTTATACAGAGACGGAAACAGGTGCAACATTCTATATTACAGGTAAAGAAGCAGGAACAACAACTGCAAAAATCAAACTTTCAAAAGTTGGTTTTGCAAGCAAAGAACTTACGTTTAGCATCACTGTAACAGCATAAATAAAACAAAAAAGTAAAAAAGAGGGGTAAAAAATATGGCAGTAGAAATCATTTTGGATGAACAAACATACACACTTGATTTTAATAGAAAACAAGCAGTAGAAACTATCAAAAAACTTAATAGCGCAGAAGACATTTTTACTTCTGCAAAGATTTTGATTGGCGATTCTTTCAAGAAAAATCATAGCGATTTGACAGAGGAATACATTGACGTTTTAACAAACCAAGTTTGCGAAGATTATCCAATTACAGACAGGGTTGAAGAAGTTGTTGATGAAAAAACCGGTGAATCCACAGTTCAAGTAGTTGCAAAAGGTTTGTTCTCTGTTCTTCAAGACATTGTACAAGGAGTTATTCCAAAGGGTTTTACGCAGAACGCTCCGAAAAAAGCGTTCAAGGTTCTCTAAAAAGCGACGAGGACAGCAAGCCTCGACCTTTAAAAGAGTCTTTAAACGAAATATGTGCTGAAATGATGTCAATCGGTATGCCATACGATCTGTTTTGGTTTGGCGATATGGATGCTGTTGACATCTATATTTCGGCATACAAAAAAAGTTTGGAGCGACAACGGCAAGAGGTTAATTGGCAATGTTGGGTGAACAATTATTACAACCGAATAGCAATAGCATCTGCATTCAGTCAAGAAGTAAAATATCCTGAAAAACCGTTGGAATTTAAGAACAAAGAAAAAGACAAAGAGTTGATAGATGACGGCACGGAAAGTGCAATATTGGCTCTTAACAAATTTATAGAAAATAGAAATGCGAGGTCATTAAATGGATGAGGAAACAAGTCTTCACATAGACATAACAGCCCAAAATAGTGCCTCGAAAGCCCTGAACTCGGCTCTTTCGTCATTAAAGGGCATAGAACAAAATATTAAAAACATACAAGGGACAGCCAATGGTTTAAACAATTCTTTTAAGGGAATGAAAGGAACTGTTGGCGGTTTGTCAAAAGGCCTTTCCTCAAGCATTATTTCGTTGGCAACGATTAAAAAAACTGTAAGAGGTTTATCGCAAGTTCTTAATGCAAGTGGTGAATGGATAGAAAACTTGAACTTGTTTGAAGTCACATTTGGTGATTCAAGCAAAGAAGTTTTGGATTGGGCGTTGAATATATCGAATGCGCTTGGCGTTGCTTCAAGTGAGATTGTTCGTTTTACCGGTTTGTTTAAGCAAATGGCAGGAGCAATCGGTATTGGCGAAGAGGCTTCTAATTTAATGTCACAATCTTTGTCAGCGCTCGGTTACGATATTGCATCTTTGTATAACATAAATATCGAAAATGCAATGGAAAAATTGCGTGCTGGTATTGCAGGTCAAACAAAGCCATTGCGCGAACTTGGTCTTGACATCACGGCTCAATCGCTTGACAACTATCTTAAGAATCGCGGTGTAGATTTCACATCTAAACAGTTGAACCAAGCAGACAAAATGCTTTTGCGTTCGATTGTAATTGTAGACCAAGCCCAAAAAGCCTATGGCGATATGGCAAGAACCGTCAATTCATTCTCAAACCAAGTCAGAATTTTGTCGGGTTCTTGGGCAAACTTTAAACTTGCTTTGGGCGATTTGGTTGTAGAGCCTGCAACGACTGCAATTCAATTTCTCAACGGCTTTTTGATAGCTGCCACAAATATTATTCGTGCGTTTGTACCATTGCAAAAAGAGACGGGCAATGCGGCTGTCGAAATGGCAGAGAATATCAAAGGTGTTACCGACGCATCAGAGGATTTGCAAAAATCGCTCGGCTTATTGTCATTTGACAAATTTGAAAGCCTTACGTCTGGCAACAATGGTTTGACTGGTGTTACCGACCTTTTTGAACAGTGGCAACAAGACCAACAAGTAGCATACCTTGAACAGTTTGACCAACAAATGGCAACCATTAAAAGCAAGGCGCTTGACATTTCAAAGGCAATTCAAGAGTGGATATTCCCGGACATTACATACAACGAAGATGGCACGATTAAGGCTTTGGGCGATGTGAACAATGCGCTCAAACTTATGGCATCTGGTCTTGCGACAATAGTAGCAATGAAAGTCTATGGCTGGGCTGAAACAGCTGTTATTGGAATTATGAGACTTGTAACAGCATTGAAAACAGCCGAAAATGCAACAAAGGCAATGAATATTGCATCAAAAGCCCTTATGTCTACAGGTTTATTTTTGCTTGTTAGTTCAGTTGTTCAGTTAGTAACTAATTGGGACGAAATGAGTGATAGTATGAAAATTTTAAATATTGGCATTGCTACACTTGGCACTACACTTTTAGTGTTAGGAATTTCAATGAGAATGGCGGGCAATGAAGCACTCAAACTTGGCACGCGATTTACTGCATTATGGACAGCATCAAAAATGCTTACAACAACAGGAATCATGGCACTTGTTACAGGTCTTGCCTCATATTTGACGTTAAGTGAAAAGACAAGCCCATTAGAAAAATGGATAACTTTAATTGGCTCACTGACGGCAGGTGTTATTGCTGCAACGGTTGCATTAAAAGCATTTAAAGTAGCAAAAATGTCTGCATTTGGTATAGGTGGACTTGTTGCCGGTATTGGTTTGACGCTTGGGTCAACAATAATTCCTGCTTTTGGAGATGGTGGTTTACCTGAAAGGGGCGGCTTATTTATTGCAAATGAAAAAGGTCCAGAACTTGTTGGTAATTTTGGCAATGGAACAGCAGTCGCAAATAATGACATGATTGTTGCAGCGATTGAAGAAGCGGCTTATAGAGGAGTTAGTCGAGCTTATGCTGAAAACGGACGAAGTGAAGAAATCATTGTGCCTTTGAGCATAAATGGCAGGGAATTTGCGAGAGCAACTTATAGCGATTTTGAAAAAGAAGGTCGCAGAAGGGGATAAAAAAGCCCCCAAAACGGGGGCTAAAATATCCTATTATAGTTTCCATTGATGACCGCACTTCATACAAGTAACAATTACTTTATTTGAACCGTGAGAACCAAAAATAGCGCCTGGAATAATACCAAGAGTAACTGCACCGATTGCACCTTTTGTTGCGCTAAAACCCTTTTTGTTTGCTGTCAAATACATACTGCCACAACGAGGACAACGAGGTGGTTCATCACGCATTTGTTCCTGACGTTCCATTTCTTTTTGTATAACATAGGGATATGACTTATTTTTACTCATAAGAATCTCCTTTTTGTTTATTATAAAACAACAGTCATTTAAAGTCAATATAGGAATAATAAAAATATGCCTTACACAACGAATATGACACCTGCGAAAGCAGATTTACATACACAATTTATAGATGCAACTGGGTTGGCAGTTGAGCCTATTGTTGTTGCTGGTTATACTTTTCCAATGCACAGCTCATATAGTTTTAATTCAAAAAAAGTCTATACTGAGGATAATCAAAGAGGTATTCAGGGACAACTTGTTTTTAACGAAAAATTTTTTGTACCAACTTTTAAAGTCAAATGGAATTATGTGAGTATAAAAGATTTTGTAGAGATTATGAGGCGACTTCGCACGGATGAAGAACCTGTAATATATTACGATATGTGGGCAAACATGTATAAACGTGCAATGTTTTATGCTCAAGAACCGACATTTGGCGATATTCATGGGGTTCGCAAATATATAAAGAACGGCGAAGTTCCGGAATGCGTGACATATTATGGTGGTGTGCCAAACCTTGAAATTATCTTTGCAGGCACTATGAAAGATATGCAGTTGTTGACACTCAACTACAACTTGAATGGTGGCACAGGCACAACTCCAACGGCTCAAAGTGGCTATGACGGTGAAGAATTTACAGTTGCAAAGAGAGAAAACAACTTTTACAGAGCAGGCTACTATTTCACTGGTTGGAACACTGTCGAAAATGGTTCTGGTGAACAATATGTGCCAGGCACTCGCAGGGTGTTTGATAGTAGCGAAACTCTTTATGCACAATGGGTTAGTGCAGATACGACTTATTAAGGGGATATAAATGAGAATACCGAGAGTCAGGGTTGACGTTGAATATATACCACAAAAAAACAATTTAACAAGTGTCGATTTTGGCGATACATACGCAAAAGGGTCAGGTGTTCAAAATTCTTCATATCCAAACGAGTTATCAACTGTCTCAATGGGGCAGGACATTTTTTTGCTTGGTCGCTCAATTTTGGGCACAGGTGCTGTCTACTGGGATAAATATGACGGCTATTTGTCAACGATTTTAAGTTCAGATACCTTGTATGATGTGACGGATTCCAGCAAGGGCTATAAAATCGGCAAAAAAACAGATGGAACACTTGTTTCATCGTTAAAAATGACAATAACAAGCAGGGAAACTATAAAGCAACTCGTTTTGTTTTTTGACAGCGTTGTTTATGAGTTCCCCGTTGTTTTAAAAGTAAACGGCGAAGAATTTATAAATAATGGAACAAGGTTTGCGTGGGTTGATTCCGAATATGCAGGCAAAACTCTTGAAATTGAATTTTTAAGCTGGAATAAGCCAGATGTGGCATTGCGTGTAACGGGTGTTGTAGACGGCTTGACAATCAGTTATGACAAATATAGTGGATTGGTTGATTTAGACGTGCAGTTCCAGTCAACGGCAAGCGAAATGCCTGAATATGGATGTACGGGCAAGGTGGATAGTTTTTTGTGCTTGACGACAACTATTATATTCACAGTTTAGCAGAAATGGATTTGCTTAAAAAGGACGTGGCAATTCGTGTTTACTTCGGTGACAAACTGATAAGCAAATACACATCGACAGCCGATTGGGAAGAAAACGGCAAAAAAATCACAATCACAATGGAAGATGAAATAATGCGTTGGGATGAGATAGCCGTTTCACTCACAGACGAATATAAAGGCGATAACCTTAAAGATTACTTGAAAAACGTGCTTTTGGCAGGTGGTGTTATCAGTCCTAGCGGCTCGGCTGACGGCAACACGGCAAATGAACGTTTGCAATATGGCTATTGGAAAACCGAGAATGGCGTTGACAAGACAATGGAAGAATACCTTGAAAGCATAAAACTGGGCATTTGGTATAGACCAAACCAGATCAGTTTGAAAGAAGAATTAAACAAAATTTGTGCGTTGGCACAGTGCAACATATACATTGGCATTGAAAATAAAATTGTTATTAGCAGGGACTGACGAATATGAAACAAATTGCGATTACACCAGACAAAATTTTGAAATATAACGGCACTACCCTTGTCAAAGCCAATGTTATCGAAAAGGCGAATATCACAAACAGCGATTATTTGCAAAGCCGAAAGGTCGATGCGTCATATGTTTTTGCGAAAGTAGACAATATTCGAGGTAGTGAGGCAAGCGAATGGGAAGAAATTTATAGTGGTACTACTACTTTTAGTGAACATGGTTTTGTTTCCACAGATGAACAAACAATTATTACATCAATTCAAACACAAGGACGTTCATTGAGAGTAGATGGGAATATAAAGTTTTCATTTGCGTATTATTCTTTTGGTGAAAAAAAGGTTGATTATACTCTTGATATTGGACGAATATTGCTAAAAGATGGAGATAGATATGAGTTTACGCAAAGTCATATAGCAAGCTCTTGGCAAGGGATAGTTTATGAGACAACTGTTACATTTGAATATCGATCTGGTGTTTTAACAGCGCAATCTATTATAAGAGGCGATAACATATCCAGTGGCTGGGCGGATTTTGATTGGAGTGTTGTAATAAATATCACAAGTGCCAGCGTTTTGCCAGACGATGTAGTTAGTGGTTCTGCAAATATAAATGGTATAGACTATTTGTTTGGTGAAACAACATTTAACCTGACAGATGAAAGTGCCGTGTTTACAATTCCTTTTTCTGATGCGGGCAAAGTGACAGCGCGAGCAAGTTATCAAAAAACAAACAATGTAGATGGAAGTGTAAACACAGAAGAAAAACCAGTATATATTCCAGGCTATTTTTCTTCACTTGAAGAATTTAGAAGTTATGTTGAAAATACGTCAGGCTACCAAGTAGGTAGCATTATATGCTATATCGGCGTTAAAGAACAACATAAAAGAGAAAAGGAAGGTCATATTCGGTTTGACAAGACTTTTGTAGTTTATACTTGCACAATGATTGGTGCGAGACGAAACGATGGCAGTTACGATTCATATGATAACATTTCAGTAAACCTCACAACAACAAGTGGCACGGCATACAAGCAAACAGACTACACATATACAAGGCAGTCGGCAGACATTGTAAAGACAAGCAACGATTTTTCGATAGACGGAAATTCGCTTATGCAAGAGGAGACAACCATTGATGGTCAAGAGGCAATGCCACAAATTTTGGCAGGCGTAATAAATCAGTATAAAAACGGAAGAAATGTTGTAAAAGTGACAGTAGCCTATGGCAAATTTTACTTTATAGGCGATAATAATAGTGTAAGTACGGATGTCGCATACAACGGCGAAGACGGTGACTTTATTAAAGTCGGAGATATTTGTGCATTATACACAATACGAAACGGCAATACAGTGCCTCTTTATCAAAAGCAAAATAAGTTGCCAACAGCCTTCAAGGTTACGTCTTCAAACATAAGATACAATGGCAACTTTATCATAAATCTTGAAATGATAGAACACATAGCATAGGAGACGGCAATGGCGATTTTAACAGAAAAAATTGACCTTACAAACGATATAGATGGCGTTGATGCCACACTTATTGAGGATGTTGTAGAAACGGCAGTCGAGGCTCACAAAAAGGCAGAGGATGCAAAGTCAAGCGCAAGTGCAAGTGCGACAAGTGCATCATTATCGGCAGAAGATGCAAGGTTGGCACAGCAGTCGGCTGCAACATCTTTGTCGTTGCTGAATGCGACAGAAGAACGCATAACTGAAACAGAAAAGACAGTTAAAGAAAAGGCTGACACGGCTTTGCAAAAAGCAACAACAGCCGAAACCAATGCTAGCACGGCTCTTACAAATTCAAGCAATGCTGTAACAACAGCAAGCAGTGCTGATAATAAATCTAACACGGCAATACAAGACTCGGCAACTGCAAAAGAAAATGCTAGCACAGCATTAACTAAATCAACTACTGCTGAAAAAAATTCAATCGATGCTCTTGAAACAGCAGATGATGCTAATGCTAAATCGGATACTGCTGTAAACACTGCCAATCAAGCGAAAACAGCGGCGGATAATGCTAACATCAAGTCAGATACTGCTATAAGCACGGCTAATGCAGCAAAGTCAGTTGTTGACAATTTGACGTTTGATTTAAGTGCTGACGGAATTTTGACGATTACAATTTAAAGGTGGGGCAAAATGGCAAAAACCTTTGATTTTAACGCAATAAAAGGCATAAAACTTGTTGATAAGTCGGGCAAGGTCAAAGACGAGGCAGTTAAGTCTAAACTTGGCAACCAAAACTTATTTCGTTTTAAAGATGGCATTGTTTGGGCTAAACCGTTTAAACTTTATTTGCCAACAATACCTGATTCGCCAAGTAGCGTAAAAATAAAAATAAATAGACCAACAACAAAAAGGTCGCTTGCTACAACGGGACAAATTTTTTATATAGATACAGCTTCTCACGTTCAAACAACTAACGAATTAAATATATATTATGAAGACACCTTAACAATTACTGGTAAAACAACAACAGACTTTTACAAAGACCCTATTGTTTCATTGAGCGAATATACCGTTACAGGTGATGTGTATGCCACAATAGAAGCGGGTGAGAGAGTTTCATATAAACTTACGATGTCCCCAACTCCTGCCGTTGGTGTGAATAATTATACAATTACACGTACTGACGGATGGAGATATGGAAATAGTGAAACCTTTACAAGTAGTAATGTTCAACAAGAACATAAGATTTATCATAGGGATAAACTCTCATATAGTGTGAACTATAAACGTGGCTATAGGAACGCAACAATGGGCATAAATAGTGTGGGTAGTGTAAATGATTTAAGCTCGGTAACACGAGATTATAGTTTTGTTCTTGCAGATGCTTTGTTGGTAACAAAAGCATTTAGGGTAAATACATTGCCTGCTGGTGTAGATAAAATTATTGTTTTTAGAGATGATTCACCAATAGCAAATGCAACACTTGGCGAAGTCGCAACAATAACAAAAGATGATACAGATTATGGAAAAGCGACAGCATATATTGATGACGAATTTTCATACACTTGGGTTACGACAGAGGGGTATTACGAACCAACGTTTTCACTTCAAAGCCCAATAAAAATTGACGAGAATACAAGTGATACTATTTGGCTCAAGGCAACAAGCGGTGGAGTAAAACAATTTGCTCTCGAAATACCGTCTTTGCCAACTGGTGTGGAAAGCGTAACAGTGACAAGAACTTCAAGCCCATTGGCTAACGCAAGCAAAGGTGAGTTGAGCGATGGTGCAACAATTTATTACGGCGACACATTGACTGTCACTGCTACACCTGAGATTGGCTATAATAACCCAAGAATTGAAGAAACAAGTATAACAGTAAAAGATGATGTGCAAGTTAAAGTATATGGCACTGGAGTAAAAACATATACGCTTACAATGCCTGCAATACCTACGGGGGTTCAAAACTATGGTGTTATAAGGGAAGGAACTTTGCAACAAGGCTCGCAGAATTTTGGAGCGACTACATCACAGCAAAAATTCACAATCTATCACGGAGACAATTTAACAATAGATGGTATTCCTGTATATGGCTACGAGATGTTGTTTAGTACAACTGGTGGAAGTGGTGGTAGCAGACAACTTTTTGTAGAGAATATTTCTTCAGATATAACAGTTACAGTGATTGTTAACGATAATCATTTGGTTTGGTTAACAGTACCAGCTTTGCCTGAGGGGATAACTTCGTGCAAACTCGAAGTCACTCAAACACAATATGGCGAAACTGGACAGACGTGGTATTTATCGGATAAAGAACAAAGAATTGCTGTTTTTTACTACGATTCTATTACAGTTACTCCAACTGTTAAAGCTGGCTATGACACGCCACAGATAGGTAAAATTGGTTCAGATAATATTTATTATGAGCAAAATCCTATAAGCATTGGGTTAAGTGATGTGACACTCGTGGTTGCAGTACCAAAATGGAATAAAGTTGGAAGTGTTAACTATACATTTACCGCAAAAAATGTTGGTTCAACCGAAAGTGCGGGTTTTGTTTATGAGACATCTAGTGGGGAAATTCCTTTAGGTGGTTATGTTCAAGGCTTAAAAACAAGGTTGACAGGCAGTGTACGAGTTAGCACAACACCAAACACTATGTATGATGAGTATGCAACTATTTCGGGTGGTTGGACTGTTGCACTAAATTATGACAAAACTACATCTTTTGAAAAAACAGAGATAGATTTGGGAGACAGTTCATATTATTTAATTCGAGCTAGCGACCATTGTGTTTATGTGTCGGGTATTACAATAAATGGAAAACCACTTACAGGAACTTTTTATGTAGATGTTTATATGTTCTTTTATAATGACCGAATACAGCTACAAGTTGACCCACGTAAAACTGACGGCATAAATAATGCAGCACCAGATATAAGGATTGATTTTAACCTTACAAGTATAGAACAATATTATTAAGGAGAAAAACATGGCAAAGTGCAAAGAAATAAAACAAGTTATTCGATTTGTCAAAGGCGACACACATTCAGTCAGGTTTAACTATGACAAGCCCGAATTGTTTGTGCCAAAAGACGGCGACCGTGTTTTTCTCACGGTTAAAGCCGACCCCGAAGACGAAAATTTTGTAATTCAAAAATCATATCCGTTAAACGGCATTGAGTTTGACGTTGAAAGCAAAATGTTTATTGCGACCTTTCAGCCAGAAGACACGGCAGATTTGGAAACAGGATGGGAATATGGTTTTGATATAGAATACAGATTTGCAGGCGAACCTGACGTGGTTAAAACGCCATTGACTGACGGCACGTTTATTTTGGATAACGAATATACAAGCAAATAAAGAGGCGAAAATGGAAAAGATTGTAAATGAAAACGTGACGGAATTTTTGTTTGAACAAGAGAAAGAGCAGTCTTTTCTTTTTGAGCAGACAGAAGAACCCAAAATAAGGTTTGATGGCGAAAAACCGACTGAACTATATCGTGACCCACCCGTTAAGGGAGCTTTGCTTGACGGTGAACAAGTGCCGATTGATGGGAATAAAAATTTGGTTTTTGATATCGGCTTATCAACAATAAATAATAAACTTGACAACTATTTAAGTAATTCAACTGTCAAAATCTTTTTTAGAAATGTTCGTTTTGAGCAAAACGGCGACCGATACGAAATAAAAATACCAATGTCGGAACATAAAAAGGGATACGGTGCAATAGTAGAAAAGGTTTTTGAGTATGATAATGGTGACTATAAAGAAACCTTTAGTCAAAGTTATACAATGTCAGACGGTTCTGTGATTGTTGCAACTCATAGAACATTTGACGGAATGATTTATATAAAAGGAGCAAACGAATATGGCGAATAACATTGAATCTGTTTTGCTGGGTGAACTTTTTGAAACGATTGTAAATAAAATTAACGCAAACTTTTCAACACTCGAAAACAAAAAAGAGGATAAGACAAATCTTAAAGCCCTTGCATACAAAGACAGTTTGAATAAAGCTGACGTTGGCTTGGGGAATGTTGATAACACGTCTGATTTATCAAAACCGGTTTCGACAGCACAACAGGCTGCTATTGACAAAGCAATAGACGAGCTTGATGAAGCCATTAAAGCACATGTTGCAAAAGACTATGCGACAATCACTTATGTAGATACTGAAATAAAAACGCTTCATGATTTGTTAATGGGACCGGATGTTCCAGATGAAGTCATTGACACAATTAAAGAAATTGTCTATCTCATTCAAAGTGACGAATCAGGCTTGCAGGCATTGCTTAATCAAATCAAGCAAAATGACCAAGATATTAAAGCGTTACAAGATAGAACAGATGCATTGGAAAATGCTGTTGTTTCTCCTGTTAAAAAATCTTTCAGTGAAGCAGATATATGGGCAACAAGTACGGACGGTTCTCAATTTACAATTAGCGTTGTTGTAGATGCGACATCAAAAGACGGTACACCTTTTGTTCAACGTAAACTTGGCGATGTTTATAGAACAAGTGACAATAAAGCTGTTTTTGTTCAAACTGAAGAAGTAAATAACGGCACGAACAATGTAATTAAAATCACTTCAAATAGTAAATTTTCTGGTTATTTTTACGTTCTTTAATATCAAATAATGATATGAGGAGTAAAAAACATGGAAGAAATAAATAAAATTCAACTTGGAAAAGCTAATGAAGAAATTGTTGCTGAAGTAAATGAAAACTTTAGACTATTAAAAGAGCAGGCTGATTCTAATGAGTCTAATATATCAAATTTATATATAAATAAAAGCACTTATAAAGGGTTTTATAAAACAAATTTCTATAAAGATGGTGACTTATATGCAGTTTATGTGGAGTTCCCCGAAGAAATAAACGGAAAGACTGTTGCTCATATTCCTGTTGCAATTTTGCGCGATGATTTTTATGAACCAGGGACAGGCAGAATTTTGCTGGCATCGTCAGGATGTTACGAGGTTTGTTGCCATTGGGAAACCGCTGGCATTTCTTACGATGGTCGTGTAAAAATTCGTGGTATTATAATTTATTCAGACGAGCCTTTTAATGGTGCTGTTCAAATAATATAAAAAGGAGTTGAAATATGGCAAAACCTGAATATTTTAAACTCGGAACGTCGTTTAGAGAATTACGTTCAAAAATAAATGAAATCATAGACGCACTGCCTGTTGATGTCGCCAATATGGATGATTATTATCTAAAAACAGAGACTTATTCACGGGTAGAGATAGAGAACATACTGAGTGATTATGTAAAAGATAGTGTTTTAGATAATTATTACACAAAAAGTGAAAGCTATTCTAAGACAGAAGTTGATGAAAAACTTGACGAATATGTAGAAAACACGGATTTAGACGATTACTACACAAAAACTGAAACAAACAAGGCACTTGAAGAATACGCAAAAAGGACTGATTTAGCAAATTATTACACAAAATCTGATGTCTATACAAAGACTGAAAGTGATACAAAGCTCAATTCAAAATTAACTGACTATTACAAAAAGGCAGAAACGTATTCGCAAGCTGAAGTTAATGCCAAGTTGACAGATTATGCTACTTTGGACAATCTTGACACAACAAACAAGGCTGTTTCTGAAAACGCAACAGCGATTGCGAATGTTGACGATAAAGCTGATGCAATTTCAGCAGAGGTTGTAGGCATTAAAAGCACTGTCGCAACACAGGCAACGGATATTCAAAATATCAAAAATACCGACACAGAGCAAACTGCCAAGATTGGGATTTTAGAGCAAAACCTTAATACTGTGACAGACACTTCAAATGGAAATGCAACGGATATTGCAAACATTAAAAGTGGCTCAACGCAAGTTGGCAGTGCTAAAACTGCCGATAGTGCGACAAAGGCAACGAATGATGGTGACGGAAATAAAATTGCCGATACTTATGTAAAAAAAGCAGGAACCAATGCCATTACTGCAAATAACACCTATTCTGGTAAAAATGTCTTTACAAACGGGTTGTTTGAAATAAAAGCGAAAACTGTGAATGATGATAGTTGGATACAACTGACGAACTCTGGAAACGGTGCATACTATGCTTTTGGTATTCACAGACCATATAAAACTTATGGTTTGCAGCTGAAATATCATCCTGATGCAAGCAACCAAGATACAAGCAGACCAGGTGCGGCTGATGGCACGTCAGATATATACTATAACATTTATCATCAGGGAAACCTGACAAAAAATGTGATTACAGGCTTGGGAATACCTGCACAAGACACAACTTATAACAAGGTATCAACAACGGCTGATGGCCTAGCACCAAAAATTACCAATATAAATGGCTTTTTAAAGGGCGATGGAACTTGGCATTCATTAACAAAGGATGAGCTTGTTACACTCTTGCAAGAGGCAACCGAAAGTTCTGCCGGTGTCATGTCCGCACAAGACAAAAAGAACCTTGACACACTCATTGGCTTGCTTGGCACTGGTGACGACACAAACACTGTTGTTGACACGTTGAGAGAAATTTTGGCGATTTTCGACCAATATCCAGAAGGTTCAACTCTTGTAAGTGTTCTTGCAGAAAAGGTTGATAAGCAAGACGGATATGGACTCTATCCAACAGCAAACCCAGTCTACACAGCAACTGAAAAAACGAAATTGGCAGGGATTGAAACAGGTGCAAACAAAACTGTTGTGGATACTGCTTTGAGTGATACTTCAACAAACCCTGTTCAAAACAAAGTTGTTAAAGATAAGTTTGATGAGATTGAGACTTCAATATCTGCAATAGAAAGTGATATTGCGAGTTTAGAAGATGCCATTGATGAGGCTAATTCAACAGCAAACACGGCAAAGTCAACAGCAAATGATGCAAAAACAAGTGCAACAAATGCCGTAAATACTGCAAATACTGCAAATACTAATGCCACGAACGCAGTAAACACTGCAAATACTGCAAACGAAACTGCTAATTCGGCAAAGGAACTTGCGACTACTGCTTCAAATAATGCGAGTGCGGCAGTTACAACGGCTGATAGTGCATATAACACGGCTACAACTGCGAAAGCAACTGCCGACACTGCGAAATCAACAGCTGATACGGCAAAAAGCACTGCTGACAGTGCAAAAGCATCGTTGGCTAACTATTTACCGTTGAGTGGTGGCACGATGAAAAACGGTGCTACACTTAGTCTTTTAATGTATAGTCAAAGATACTTGAATATTACTGGTAACGGAATGTCTTTTGATATGAGTGCTGTTACAGGTGGTTGGGCAGGAAACTTTGTCGGCATTAAAGACCCAGCAGGTGATACAACACCTATGCTCGGATATTATGGTGGCGGCAGTGGTCTCACTCATATTTTTATGGGTGGCACTTATAGTGACCCATTTATGAAAATGACAAAGGCTGGGCAGTTTACTTTTAAAAACTTGCCTACTTTGGGAACAGCAGATATTGGCTCGGCGACACAACCTGTTTGGCTTGATAATGGCGTTTTGAAAGCCTGCACTTACACACTCGGTAAAAGTGTTCCAAGTGATGCAGTTTTTGTTAATTATCCACCATTACAAAAACTCACTTACGAAGAGTCAAAAGAACTTGCATGTGGTTCAAACGGTAAAGTTTGCATCGGCAAGTTTGGTGCTTATGATTCGAACATTACGATTGATATTGACAGCACTACAAGCACTACATATCATGCTACGATTGTAATTCATTCTCAAAATGTTGCTTCAAATAGCACGGCTGGAACTGTTGGTTGTTATGTATATGGAGATGCCGATAATCATATCACACCTCTTATTAGCGTATTTAGACCATACGGCAGTGCGAGCAGACAAATAGAAGTTTATGCCAACTTGCCGGGTTGGAGTAAAAACCTTGTTCATGTTAGGGCAGTAGCCTTGTCAACAGGTGGGATGACAGATGTTCTTACAAGCGTTGACGCAATTCCAACGGAAATTGAGGGAAAGACAAAGGTAACTCCTGTAAACGTACTTACAACGGCATTTCAGCCAAAAGGAGATTACCAACCATCAGGCGATTATGTTACAGTCGCAGATGAACAAACCATTAGTGGGCAAAAAACATTTTCATCTTTTATAAAGACTGCTGAAAACAAGATGGGTGTAAAAATTAGAACTCACGACAATTATGAGGGTGGTTTTGTTTACGGCACGACAGGAAACGAGGCGTTTACTCTTGCAATGCAAAACCCTGTTACTGCTTTCCAAATTGTATATGGAACAAAACCAAGTACGTATACAGGAAGCACATGGCAAAGCGTAACACCACTTTTCCAGACAAAAGATGGAAAGGTTATCATCAATCGAAAAATTACAGCAACAGCAGAGACTACAAACTTAAAATTGTTTGATGTAAATGGTACGATTGCTGGTACGGAAATCTTTGAAAATGGAACTTCTCTTGCGAGCAAATATCAAGCAAAGGGAAATTATCAGCCAGCAGGCAACTATCTGACGGGCATTACAAAGCAAAATGTAACAGACGCACTTGGTTACACTCCACCAACAAAAGATGAAACGATGTCAAATCTTTTGTATGATGTTGATGGAAGCAGTAGTACAACTGAAGGTACTTGGCTTGGCACAAACAGCCAAATCACTGCTTTAACAGATATGCTTGCCGTCAAGTATAAAGTTGCTGTTGCTGGTGCAAGTACAACTACATTCAACCTAAATGGTCTGGGCGCAAAAACAGTATATATGCGTGGCACAACAAAAGTTACGACAAACTATGGCGTTGGTACTGTTATTACAATGATTTACAATGCGACCACAGATGCTTGGTATACAGCGGATTATGACGCAAACAGTTATGCCTATGCTCGTCAATACGGCAACGTATCAACAAATGCTGCATATCCAGTATTGTTTTCGTATTCATCTTCATTGCCATCAACATATAAAAACAACTATACATCATCAAATGCAAATTTGACTTTTAATCCATCAACAAAAGTGTTTAATGCGTATAGCATTGAAGAAAATGGCACGGCTCTTTCATCAAAATATGTTGCACAAGTAAGCGGAAAAGCGCTGTCTACAAACGACTTTACAAATGATTATAAAACAAAACTTGACGGCATTGAAACTGGCGCAAATAACTTTTCATTGCCATCACGGCTTAATAGTTACCATACTTCAAACAATTTGAATGCAACTGAATCAGGGTGGTATTATTCAAATGCTATGCCAAGTTCGCTTGGTCTTGGAAGTAATCAAGCGTACTTATACACAGCGGCATACGGTAGCACTTGGGCATCGCAAATTGCCATTGGTTGTTATACGGATAAAATGGCTTTTAGGCGTAATGAAAATGGTGTCTGGAAAAACTGGAAAACAGTTGCGACAACTGATGATTTGCCAACAACAGCGTCTCCATCAGTGCTCGGCTTGGTAAAAACTGGCTATACAACAAGTGGAAAAAACTATGCTGTGCAAGTTGATAGTAGTGGTAACGCTTATGTCAATGTTCCGTGGAGCGACACAAATACACAGCGAACAAACACCGAAATCGTTAATCTTATTTATCCGGTCGGCTCAATATATATGAGTGTAAACAGCACAAGTCCTGCTACATTGTTTGGTGGAACTTGGGAACAACTTAAAGACAGGTTCTTGATTGGTACAGGTGACAGTTATTCAAATGGTGCAACTGGTGGTTCGGCAACAGATTCAGTTACATTAAGTTCATCAAATTTGCCAGCCCATACCCATACTATTGGTTCTACTACGGCATCACAAGGCTCGCACTCACACGATGTATATACTTACATTAAATCGGGTGGAGCAGTAGGTATTGGTAAAGATTATGGTACAAGTGGTAATCGTCTTATGACAAATACAGATGAAACACGTACAACAACCACATCTTTATCATATTCGGGTTCAACTACACCTGCAATAACAGTTACAGCACCAACAAAAACAGGTTCTACGGGTAGCACAACTGCTTTTAGTGTTGATACAATGCCTCCTTATTTGGCAGTATATATGTGGAAGCGTACAGCATAAGGAGATTTTATATGAGAATTTTTAATCAAGACAAAACTATTGAATTAAAAAAAGAAGATTGTGATCCTGCTTTGGGATATTTGAGCCATAGTTTTATTGTCACTGGACAAAGAAATTCCCTTATAGAAGAAATAGACAATGGAGATGAAACTGTAAGCACAACCGTTTATCCAAGTATAGATATAGTTGAGAATATTTTAGTTTATATACCTTATACGGAGAGAGAATTACTACAAATTGAAAAAAACGAGTGTGAAGAGTGGTTTCGCAATAATTATACCTATAAAGAGCAAAAATATCGTAGACTTGTTTCACTCGGTCTTACAGATGACGACGGTATAGACGCACAATTTAAACTAACTGATTTATATTTTGAAGCAGAGCAAAAGCGAAAGCGTATACAAGAGTTAGAAGTGCTGATTTCGACAGGTATTTAAGGAGAGAAAAATGCCAAACGAAGATTTGATTTTAATGGAACAGCAAATAAAAGAATACAAATCAAAGCCGTCAATAGATTTTGAACAAGTGTCAAAAAAGGGTGGTGTAGAAACTCCTAAAACGGACGATGCACGGAGTATTGTTCACGACGCATTTGGCAGTGCAGTGGTTTTTCAAGCACAAAACAACGAAGAAGTGAAACAAGAACTTTTAGATACTGCCGATGTCACAATCCACAATGAACTTAATGCAATCAAGTCGAGAGCCGAGGCAGAAGACAAGCGAGCACACTTTGAAAACAAAAAAGGTGCTTGCGAGTGCTTTGGTTATAACGAGGAGACAACAGAAAAGTGGGCTGTCAGCCTTATGTCTCTTTGGCATAATATAGCAACGGCGATTTGGATAGTTATTGGCTTTGTAACTTTTGCACCAGTTATATTTGTTGGGAAAAAACTGACAGTAATGATAAAAAGAACATGGCTAGCCTTTTCAGTGGCAACTTTAATTTACGTCTTTTTTGCTGTTGGGTTGCCGTGGATAATAACGCTAATCACTATATAAATATAAGGAGAGTGGAAAAATGGACGAAATCTTGAAAGGCTTTTATGATACGCTTTGCGTAGAAAAACAAAAAAGTGCAGGCTGATAGACTTGCACTGGATGAAAGAGAAAATAAAATTGACGAATTGTTGGAAGTTTTGAACAGACAAGAGCAAAAGGACAATAATGCAACTGTCGAGCAAATCTCGGTGGTTGAAAATGTCGCAGAAGAAAAACAAAATGAAGAAAATGCAGAAAATAACGAGGCTGTCGAAACGCCTTCTGCCCACTGTTTCCAGCCTCCGCATTATTAAGCATTTCTATACAGCCGACTAAACGGCAAAACGGAGGAACGCTATGGTAAGTTACAAAATTGAAAACGGCAAACTTATTAGAATTGTCGAGGAAGAAATTGACCAATCTGCAATCGTTAGAGAAGTTGATAGTGTAATTGCAAAAATCAAACCATACAAAGATGCGTCTGATAGAATGAAGAGGGAAATCAACCAATTCAATATCGAAATTTTGCAAAAACAAAACGAAATCAAAGCAAAACAAGCAGAAGTCGAAAAGCGCAATATGCAAATTGCAAACTATGACAAAACCGTTGCCGATATGGTAGAGGGTTTTGCGAACAAAATCGACAAGAATATTGTCAAACAAATTGCACCGGATAAAGCAAACTTTTTGGGGTTTTGATGCACTCCTTTGAGGATGTGCAAATCATTGACATTCTTGTTATGTTGGCAAAAATAGTCATCAAACTAATTTAGAGGTATACCTATGGAACTTTTGGAATTTATTAACCAGTATGGTCTTTTGGTCGTCATTTGTGGTATCCTTGCAAGTATCATTTGTGGCGCAATTAAAGTGCCAATCGCACGAAAAATTAAAGCAAATGCAGAATTGACTGAAAAACAAGTATCAGACAAAATTCGCAATGTTTGCACACTTATTGTAGCAATTTTGAGTGTGATTTTTGTAGCAACATATCATTGTGTAACAACACATAGTTTTGATTGTTTGCTTGACAAAAAAGTGTATTTGGAAATTTTGAGTGCTTTCACTTTCTCTAAAATCGCTTATGCTCTTTATGAGGGTTGTGGCAAAGTATCACTCAAAAAATTCATACATAATCTCATTCAAAAGATTATTGACAAAAAACAGTCAGGCGAAAAAGTTGAAAGTGTCGATATTTTTCTTGAAGAAATTGAACAATTTTTTATTAACGAAATGGGCTTGCCGTTGACAACAGAGCAAACGTTGAAGTTGCACGACAAGTTTAGCGAAATGAAGAATAAGGCATAAAAACTTGTTTGTTATTGACCGTATAAAAAGTGGCGAATTGTCACTTAAAGTTCTTACGAAAGATGAACTCAGACGGCTTTGTAAAGAATGTGGATTAAATGAATTAAAAACAGATATTGTAATTTATTTGGTTATAGATGAATTACGAAATGTGGACATTTATAAAATGTTAGGTTATTCAAAACGCAGGTATTACGAAATAAAACATGAGATAAAATCATTGGAAATCTTTAAGGAAATATAATCGCACTTTTTACGCACCTTTTGCTATTGCGAGGGGTGCGTTTTTATTTTAAAATTTAATCGTCGAGGCAGGGAGTAGTCTATCATTGCCTCGACAGCCTCATAGATGAAACCTGCCTTCGGCTAAATATTTAGTCGGAGGTTTTTTTATGGCAAATTTTTATGGTGGCAGTATGTTTTCGCCATATCCACAACAATATCCAGTTTATAACCAATCGTCTGTTCAGCAATACCAACAGATGCAAGCACCACAACAAATGATGAGTCAGCCACAACAACAAACTTATGGCAACAACTTTCTTTATGTAAACGGTCTTGAGGGAGCGAAGGCGTATATTATTTCCCCTAATACGTCAGCTTTGCTTATGGACAGCGACAATCCGACTTTTTATATCAAAAGTGCCAACTCTTTAGGGCAATCTGCCTTAAAGCAGTTTAATTTTAGCGAAGTTCCTCTAGGCACATACTCCAAAAATGCAACGCAAGAAATCCACGCAATAGATAAAAATGCCGTTTGTCAAGACGACATCAAAAGTCTAAAAGACGAAATGTTGCGAATGGAAGAAAGACTAACGGAAAAAATTGGGTCTGTTAAACAGACTGCAACGGCAAAACAAAAGACAAATTCAAAAAATGACACGGAGGGCTAATTTATGAAAAACCCAATTATGTCAATTATGGGGCAAAATATGCCTCAACAACCAAACAATCCAATGCAAATGTTGATGAATATGCAAAACCCACAACAATTTGCTCAACAGCTTTTGAACACAAACCCACAGGCAAGGCAGTTTATGACGCAAATGCAAAATATGGCAAATGGTCGAAACCCTAAAGAGTTCGCCTTGCAACTTGCCAAACAAAACGGAATGGACGAAAAACAATTCCTTGAAATGGCAAGCAGATTGGGTGCTAAATAATGGTCATAACACAGCGCGCGTGAAATGATAAATATTTAAACGGAGGTAAACTCTATGTATAGTAATGAAGGTTCATTTGCTGAAGGCTATGCAATCGGCCGCGACACAGCCAACGGAAATAATGGTTGGGGCTTTGGTGGCGACTGGTCATGGTGGATTATCATTCTTTTGATTTTCGGTTGGGGCGGCAACGGCTTTGGTCGTGGTGGCTTCGGTGGCGGCTGTGGCTCAAACTGTGCTACACAAGCAGACCTCGCAGCAGGCTTTAACAATAGTGCTGTTTTGTCAAATCTTAACGACATTATTCTCGGTCAACAAAACATTCAGGGCACATTGTGTCAGGGCTTCAACGGCGTGAATACAGCAATTTTGCAATCTAATAATGCGCTTTCAGCTCAATTTGCAGACTGCTGCTGCCAGACACAACGCGCAATCGACGGCGTAAATTATAACGCTGCTAAAAACGCTTGTGATGTTCAAAACACAATCCACAATTCTACAAGAGACATTATTGATAGCCAAAGAGAAGGCACATCAGCAATCCTTAACTTCTTGACTAATGAAAAAATCTCAAGTTTGCAAGCAGAAAATGCTGCACTCACAGCGCAGTTGTCAAACAATGCACAAACTCGTGCGATTATCGACACACTTCGCCCAGTTGCGCAACCTGCATATATCACTTGTAGCCCATATCAAAGCGCTTTTGGTTTTGGCTATAACGGTTGCGGTTGCAACACAGGTTGTTGCGGTTGATTCTCCTTATATATAAATAAGAGAGATTTTGCACATTTCCTACAAACGTAGTGAGAAAATAATAAGACTTTCGGCAGGGTATGAGTTTTCTCGTACCCTTGCTTTGATTTAGGAGGAAAAATTTTATGTATTACAACTGCAATAAAAGTTGTCGAATTTGCGACAAGTTGATTGTTAGTACGGCTGTGACAGTTGTGGCAGTTGACGGCGTTGATACACTCGTTATTGACTTGCCAGCTCCTGCCGTTGGCACAATGCCTTATTTGAACAACTGCAAATATTGTGTAGTTATCGCACAGACAATTCCAACAACTGCAACGATCGCTATGCCTGTCGCTTTCAGCATTGGTGGAAGCACAGAAATTGTATATCCATTTGTTAGATGCGACTGCGCTCAAATTACGGCTTGCGCTATCCAAACTCGCACAAAATATCCTGTTTTGGTATCAACATCAGCAGTTGGTGGCGTGTTTAAGTCTTTGCGTAAACTTAATTGCTATCCAAGTGCAGTTTTGGCTTCATTGCCTGCACCTGCGACTGCTGCTGACGGTGGTGGCGCAGTTGCCCCTGCTAATATTCCGGCTTTTTCAGGTGAACCAGCAGTAGCATCAGAGCCAATGGTAATGGCAACAAACACAAGAAAAGTGTCAAGTGGCGCAGTAAAACCTTTAAGCGCCAATCCGGGCGAAAGCACAAGATAGTGAGGTGAATTATGAATAAATATATGAGAATAATGCGCGACGGCAGAAATCCTTATGGTTCTCGTGGTGGCTATGTTTCACCTCGCAGACCAATGATGAGACGAGGTGATAGAGGAGATTATGGCTACGACCAAGAGTATGCAAGAAACGGACGTGGTGATAGGGAAAATGATTACGGAATGCGTGGTGGCGATTATGGCCACGATATGCGTGGTGGAGACTATGGCTATGACATGCGTGGCGATATGAGGGGCGATATGCGTTACGATGACTACGATCGTCATTATGAGTTTGAATATAACCAATATGACGGAATGGGCATGGAACTCACTCGCAAAGAAATGAAAAAGTGGGAAAAAGCAATGGAAAACTCAGATGGTTCAAGAGGTTTCAAGTTCAAAGAAGAACAAATCTTGCCTATTACTCAACAACACGGCATTAAATTCGGCAAAGACTTCTCCGAAGAAGAATTTGTCTTGGCAGTCAATATGCTTTATAGCGACTATTGCAAAGTTCTGGGTGGCGACCTTCAGTTGTATATCAAAATGGCAAAAGCCTTTTTGTGTGATGACGATTTTGACGGCACTGGTTCTGAAAAACTTGCTCTTTATTATAGATATATAGTAGACAATGAAGGCTAATTATAAATATCTTAACCTTAACCCATATAAAAAGAAGACCGGCGACTGCGTAATCCGTGCAACTGCTCTCGGTTTGGATGTCGATTGGCATAAGGCGAGCGATATACTTTATAAACAGGCTCGTGGCTGTGGTTGCGAGATGAGTTGCTTGGGTTGCTATTCAAATTTGTTTAAAAATCTCGGTTTTCATAAATGCGATGTTTCTGACGAAGAAATTACTGTCGGCGAACTTGCAAAAATGTATAGGGACAAAAGACTTATAATTCGCATAAAAGGGCATTTGACCTGTGCGATAAATTCCATTGTCTATGACATTTGGGATTGCACGGACGAAATAGTTGACTGCTTTTGGGAAGTGGCTTAATTGCCACTTCTTTTTTTGCCCTATATATAATATAGTGAAAACTTTTATTAAAAGAGAAAAGACACCCAGAATTTGGGTGTCTTTAAACAATTTTACACAGGAATACTCTTACGGGTTTCCTGCTTGTTATTCTAATTATTTCAGCCCGGTTTGTCAATGTTTTTTTATTGACTTATATATTTAATCAAGAGTATAATATTTGCGTGGAAATCGAAAACCATCTTTCTATTGAGTTTTGCTCCTTTTGTAGATGGTTAAGATGGTTAAAAAGATGGTTGCTCTCATTCCTTTATTCTTTAAGGGTATATGGGAGCTTGCGTATACCCTTTTGCAGTTTTCAAGCTCAAAGGTGGTGAGGCAAATAATGCTTTTACTAAAGATAATTCTTGCAGTGATTTACATTGGTTTAAAAATCACAAAAGCGATTTTGAATAGAAAAAGCAAAAAAGCCATCTGCCTCTACTCAGATAGCTTTTTTGTTATCATTCTGATAATAAATAAATAATCTGTGAGTGCAACCATCAATTCGGTTTCCACATTTTTTATTATACAAATATTTTTTATAAAGTCAATGCTTCGGTGTAATTTTTATTAAAAAAAGTATTGACATATTGTTACATATAATTCCACCTTTTCTTCAAATTAGGTGTATAAATGGGTGTATTTTACTTTTTGGGTCTAAAAAATATGATTAAACGGTGGCTTTTTTGCGTATTTTTCTTATGTTTAAAGCAAAATTCGATTTTTGGGTCGGCCTCTTAATCAATGGGTCCAGGGTTCGAGTCCCTGATGGTGTACCACAAAAAAAGACGGTTGCGATAGTAACCGTCTTTTTTAACTAAATAAATCCCTTGCGGGATTTGTTAAATGCACTTTG